GAAGGGGAGCATAAAGCTCCCCTGTCTTTTGATCGCTTTATTGTTATTATTATGCGATCATCACATGTTACTGAAGATTCAGTACACGGAACTTACGGTAGTACACGTTGACGTCGTCAACCAGTGCACCCGTAGCCTGAGTCAGTCCTCTTGAGAAGGGATTCGTGACCATGCCGTAGCGGGTCTTGAAGCCAATCTTAGGCTGGAAGCTGTCAGGATCAATTGCGCGAACCATTTGCAGAGGAACATAGGGGCAGTAGAACAGACCTGCGTCATATACTGCAGTACCTTTGTATCCAGATACAACATAGTTATAAGCTGCAACTGAGTAGGGGTCAATGTAAACTTTGACGCGACCAAACAGCGTACCAGCGAAGGTATTGCCAGTTGGATCTACATCAAGATTGGTTTGACCAGTGAGACCTGAGTTGTAATCAAGCAGACCAGACATCGCGAGTGCGGAAGCAACGTCGCTAGATGTGATCAGAATGTTACCCTTTCCTCTACGAGTTTCTCTCGCGATCTTGTTAAGATCACGCTCGATAGCGAAAATCAGGTTCTTATACTTCTCAACCTGCCAGCGACCGTCGATATCTGAACTACCAGTAGCAAGGTTCATGCTACCAGCGTCAGCGGGACCGCCTCTCTTTGCGATTGCATAAACTGAACGTACAACTTCTCTGTTGATTTCAGCAAGGATTTCTGTTGACAGAATATTGCTGAGCTCAGTCTCTGCATCAAGACCATGAACTGCCTTGAGGTCTTGCGCGAGTTCAACTGAATAAGATGCCTTCAGCTGACGGGTCTTAGCAGTAACAGTTACTTTCTCAATTGAGAAGCCCATTTCTGCGCTGATATCGCTTTCGCCAGTGGCGGTGGCAAGACCAGTACCAGTGTTACCTGTGCCGAAATTAGTGTCATCAGCTGGGTTAACATTGTCCAGTGAAGTGTGAGTGCCAGTTCCTGCGAATGCTGTATTGGCTTCGTTATAGAACGCTTCCGTTACACCAGTAGCCGCGAGGTTGGCGCCGTTGTATGCCGCTCTCATTGCGAAAATGAGACCAGTTGGACCATTCATTGGCTGAACGCCGCAGATGTCGTATGCTACCAGATTTGGCAGTGAACGACGGATCAGGCTGATCAGAATAGGATCATAACCTGCGCCAGGACCAGTTGCTGTTGCAGCGCCAGTGAATCCACCAGCAGTACCAACAACGTTGGTTGGGGTTGCTTCGGCAAGAATGCCAGTTTCTTCGCGGAACGCTCTTTCTTGGTTCTCCAGAATTACCGCAGTCACTGCCCTACGATGGGGGTCAGAAATCTTTGGGAGTTCGGGATGGTCAAGAACTGGCGCCCACTTTCTTTGTAATGTTTCGGTTAAAAACATGATAGTGTGCCTCTTTATTTAACTAAAGTTCTTGAAATTGCCTTAACATAATCATTCATTATCGCAGAAGCTGCTTCAGGTTCTTCCTGGGGAACTTCTTCGTTTAATGTTTCGATCAAAGAAACTTGATCTTTTTCAACTTTCTTTGAGAAATAGCTCTCTTTAATTACTGCGAGCTTTTCTCTATACTCACCATCTGCGGTGAACTCTACACCCTCTGCGAGTGTCTTCATCTTCTCAACTTGAGTGGTCGTTAGACCTTCACAAACTGAGAGGAGAATTTCTTTCTTGACGCCTTCTTGAATCTTCTTATTCATCTCAATGTTTGCATTGAGTGCATTATTGAGTTGTTCTTGAAGGTCGTCAACTTTAGCAGAAAGTTCTTCAACGACACTTACCTTCTCTTCAGGAATGTCGATGTAGTTTTCTGCGAAAAGATTGCGAAGACCATTAATAAAGTCTTCAACAATTTCTGAACGAAGACCAGATTGAATTGCAATTTTATGCTCTTCTTTCCATTCATTGATTGCGTATCCAAGATAGCTGTCAATGTTTTCTTCGAGATCTTTCTTGATTTCTTCGATTGATTCTTCAGCTGATTCGAGAATTTCTTTCTCGAGCTGCTCAACAACAGTGATTGCTCTAGCAATAACAGCTGATTCGAAAATCGTAGCTGCTTTTGATTTGAAATCTTCAGAAAGATTTTCTTCGCCAAAAAGCGCAGTCATATCTTCTTCGATTCCAAGATCTTTCATTGCTGTGCGAATCATTTCGATTTTAGCTTCTCTTGCCTCAGCAATTTCTTCTTCGGTGAGCTCAGCTTCTTCTGTTGATTCTTCTTCGAGAGCATTTAGTTCTGCTTCCAGCTCTGCGAGTTCTTCTTCAGAAAGGGAATCGATATAATCATTCAGTTCTTCTTCGGTGAAAAGAAGATCTTCATCAGATTCTTCTTCTTCCTTTACAGTGCCTTTTGATGCTTCAGGAGCAACTGGCTTTCCTGCTGGAAGTGGTGGTACTTTGGTAGCATTTGCGGATGCTTTCTTACCAACATCACCGCCATCAGGTTGTGTGGTTGTAGCGCCGCCGAGATCAACGACTTCGCCTTCTAGTTTTTTTGGTTGTTCAGCTGGTGCGCTTGACTTTGATCCACTCAGAATTTCAGCGGCAGCTTCTGCTAATGTTTTAATTGCCATGAGGTTAAACTCCTGTCCTTATAGTTTTATTTATATAAATTACAATTTGGAGATGAAGTTTGCGAATTGACGCAATTTAACTTCTTCCAATTGCTTTTGCTTTGCCCTTTTAATTTGCTTTTGCATTTGTTCAATCTCCATTTCCTGGAGAACACCATTCATAAAAACCCATTCTTTATTTTCCATAATACCGCGAACAAACGCATCAGGCGCTGAGGGGTCAGCAACTATATCTGCCGCTGTGGCAAGATAAAAGTCATCTTGGACCAACTGATAACCATTTGATGGTTTCAGCGATCCCATTCCTCGAGAAGATACACCTAATTTTGCACCTTCATCGATTAAATTTTTAACAATATTACCATAAGGTGTACCAAGAATTTTGGCTTTCCCAATGTAGTTATTACCATCTTCTCTAAGTGAAACGATCATATGTGAAACGCGATCGAGATTAATAGATGGTGAATCGGGATGCCCTAATTCGCCAAATGCTCTCTTTTCGTTGATGTATTCTCTTTCGTATCTTTTTACTTCGCGCTCCATGATGGGCTTTGGATAAACCCTACCATTTCTGTTCTTCTGTTCTGATTGCATGAAGACGCCTTCAATGAAATGGCTTTTCTGCCCATTGTTCTCTTCAACGAGATATTTGACTTCTTCGACTGTTTCGATGATTAGTTTCATTTTAGAGTCCCATTGATTTCCGTTTCATTAAAGATCGCCTTCTTTTAATTAAAGATCTGGCTGCTTTTGATTTTCTTTTTATTTTTGCTTTTCTTGCGCCCATTTTTCTATGAAGTTTTTCCGCTGGTGACATTCTAACAAGTCTACCACCGCGCAATGTAAATCCTTTTACCGCAGAAAATTTTTTCCTTCTTTGTACCTTTCCGCCGCGAATTCTTACCTTCACGACTTTCGTTCTACCCAAGTTCATCACATTACCTTCACTAACGAACTGTTTAAATGTTTTGCTCATTGTAGATTCTTAAATGCGAATGCTGATGCTTTTGCTAAATTTTCTGGATTTGCGTTAATAAGTTTTGATAACTTATCTTTGTTTCCAGGTGTCATTTGATCGTGAAGGTTTAATAAATTTGTTGCTGTAGTAACATTAACTCTTGTTCTGCTGCCATTCTTAAACTTCACATCACGAATTTCATTGTTTTGTACAATAGTTTGTAATTGTTGTATTACTCTATTTTCAATTAAATTTCGTTCTTCACCAACAGAAACAACACCTTTCTTACCACCGTAAGGAACGCTGAATGTTAACTTCAATTTGCTGTTATAATAAAGAGCTACTCTTTCTCCTGTTGGAAAATCTCTAACTCCTGTTCTGCGTAAAACAAGAACAAGAGGTGGATCTTTTAACCCTTCACTAAGAGACTCTCTTTCGTAGGGAGTCTCATACTTTTTTCGTAGCTCTTCAAATAGCATTAGGAATTAGTTCCCTTTTCTAAATGCAGATCTACCTCTGCCAACAGTAGCGCCAATTCGATCAGATTTCCCAGCAGCAGACATCGCTTTGTAGAAATGTCGTTCTTCTGTGTCCGTATCGTTCCTCAAATTTGCAGTAAGAGCATTCTTTAGATGCTTCATGACTTTTGATCCGTGAACTTTCCTTATGGCTTTTTCAACTGCATTTGCTTTTGCTAGACTATTGCTTCCAGTCTGACTATGGTGATCAGCCCACTTATTATAAAGGGTGCGGATCGATAAGTCGCCTGCTTCCATAAGCTCAAGTTCTTCTTTCACCTCTTTATCTTCGTCTTCTTCATCATCCATTTCATCTTCATCTTCTTCATCATCTTCTTCGTCTTTGCTTTCAAGCATTGCTTTAGCAACTGCAATCTTTTCTTGCTCTAGAGCGAAGATGACTTTGCTTGCAATTTTTTCTTGAATCGCTTCTTTAAATGCAACAGCATTTTGTTCTGCAATTAAATCTACTAATCTGCTCATCTATTTTCTCC